TCAAGAGCCAGTTACGGGTAATTCACTAACGTGGTGTTTGCCCTGCATGCTCGTCGCTGCGGAGCAGCGTGGGGCCTTGACGTCCAGAACGATCCCTTGTTATCGTTCTGTGCTAGGTGACAGGAGAGATCATGGCCAAGCGTCGTCGTCGCGGTGAAAAGATAGGCGGTTCAGCCTTATTGAGAAGCGCACCGGCGTTTGACCTGATGTTGCCTCGCCGGTCGTTCCTTCAGACGATCGAGGATCTGAGAACTTGGCACCCCGCCCCGGTCCGTCCGGTCGGGGTTTTTTCACGCCGCGATCAGCGGCGTATTATCGAGAAGCCTGTTAAGAGTGCGGTTCCGTTTAAGTCGCCTGATGCGTTTCCCTCGCTGCGGCTTGGTTTCGCTGTGCCTGCTAAGGTTGCTCGTTGTGTGCGGCGCAAACAGCGCCGCGAGGTAATACTTGCGAAAGGTTTAGGCGCTAAAGGTGCTCGTGCGCGTCGTCGTCGTAATGTCTATTCAAACATGGAGTGTTGACAATGATAGGTGAAATTGCTGCCGCTGGTGCTGGTTTGATTGGTAAGGGCATAGATGCCGCTACCTCTTATTACGGTGCCGAAAAGGCTTGGGATCGTCAGAAGAAAGTTTTGCAGAATCAGATTCAGTGGAAGGTTCAAGATGCTGTTAAGGCTGGTTTGCATCCTCTCGCCGGTCTTGGCGTTAATCCTGCTTCCGTTGGGGGTCAATGGGCAGGTACTGATTTTGGCTCTATGGGTCAAGATATTGGCCGTGCTGTGGAAGCGGTCGCCTCGCCTAAGGACAAGAGTGCGTCGGCTCTTATGCAGTTGAGTGTTGAGCGTGGTAATTTGGAAAATGAGTTGTTGCGTACTCAGATTGCCTCTCAGCGTATGCGGTTGGCGCAGCAAGGTACTATCGGAGTGCCCGGCGGTGGAGCGGGGACTATTCCGACTCCGTTTAGTACGCCGGGCCCTGTTGCGAATAAAGGCCTTGGACAAGAGGCTGCGGATGATTTCGGAGATTTCATAGGTGAGTTGTACGGTATCGGGAATTTTGTAGAAAGTAAGTGGCCTACTGTGTGGCAATGGATGCAGCGTGATGATATAACGCCTGCGTTTAACGCAGCGCTTAAATATTTTTCGGATCGTGCGCCGAAAACGGTACACGGTTATAATTACACATATGGTTCAGGAGGGAGGTGATTTTATTATGAGGTATCGCCGGAAACGTAGCCGTAGAAGCTATGGGCGGCGTCGTATGCGCTCAAGGCGGCGTATGGGCGGCATGAAGATTGGGTATCGGATGTGATTTGCCGAAAGCCATTTGTGCAGGGAGGTGCTGCCTTCGGTTGTGGGCAGTGCCTCCCGTGTCGTATCAAGCGCCGTAGGGAATGGACACATAGAATATTATTGGAGAGCTTATGTCACACCAACAATTGCTTCTTGACCCTCACGTACTCGGAAAAATCGCTGCCGCGTTTAACTGGGAAGCCCATTGGGAAAGATTTGGCTACTTTAAAACCGATGGATTTAAGTCTTTGGCTAAAGCGATTTCGCGAGGCGATAAGTCCCTTGAAGATCAGATTTTATGCCGTTGGGGAGTACGGTGATGGCTCGGAACGTCCTCATTATCATGTCGTTATTTTTAATTGGTATGGTTGTAAGCGGTTGCGTACTAAACGCGTCGTCGGTACCAACAAACCTGACCCCGAAAATTGTTGCGATAATTGTCGTCTTGTGTCTCGCACTTGGGGAATGGGTAATATCGAGCTTGGAGAGTTGAATCCGGCGAGTGCCGCGTATATCGCGGAGTATACAGTTAAGAAGATGACTAAGGCCTCGGATAAAAGGCTTGACGGTCGTTTTCCAGAGTTTGCAAGAATGAGCCGACAGAATGGCGGCATTGGCTCTGATGCTATGTGGGATGTTGCTTCGACAATGTTGCGGGTTAATCTCGACAATGTGCCGTTTGTAGTTCAACATGGTATGAAAAAGTTGCCGCTGGGTCGTTATCTTAGGAGGAAATTGCATGATAGAGCAGGGGTAAAGTATGATAGTCAGAGAGCCTATTCCGAAATGGAACAAGAAATGTTCGAAATGCGCTTGGCTGCGAAAGGCTTTGCGGGTTCACTCGCGCAATATATTGCGTTACAGAATGAGCAGAGAATTCGAAATGCTGAGGCGCTTCAAGAGATCAAAGTCAGAAGAAAGAGGGTAATATGAAAAGGTCTAAACACTCGTTGAGCAATACTCATCTGTTTTCGTGTGATATGGGTGAACTTGTACCGATTAATATGACGGAGACATTGCCGGGCGATAGTTTGCAGATAAGTACGTCTGCGCTTGTGCGTTGTGCGCCCATGTTGTCACCGCCTATGCACCCTGTAAGGGTGCGTATACATCATTGGTTCGTGCCTCATAGGTTGGTCTGGTCGAATTTTGAGAATTTTATTACTGGTGGACCTGATGGCAACAATGCGTCTGTGTTTCCGACTTGGGCCGGTGGTGCTGTTACTGCCGGGACGTTGCCCAATTACTTGGGGTTGCCGGTTGCCACCGTGCCTGCCGTGTCGGCTCTGCCGTTTCGCGCGTATACGCTTATTTGGAATGAATATTATAGAGATCAAGATTTGCAAACCCCTCTTACAGTGAGTTTGGCCGATGGTAATGATACTACCACGAATAGGGCGCTGCAAAATGTGTGTTGGGAAAAGGATTATTTTACGTCGGCGCGTCCTTGGGAGTTGAAAGGTACAGCGGCTATTATTCCGCTGGGTGGAACTGCCCCTGTGATTCGTAATGCGGCGAGTACCGCTGCGCCGCTGCTTCGCATTGCCTCGACGGGTGTGTTGACGGGTGCTGATCCCGGTTTGCAGATTAACGCGTCAAGTCAGTTGCGTTGGACTACTAATACTAATCCTACCCAGCTTGATCCGAATGGTACAATGCTGGCCGATCTGTCTGGTGTTCCTGCCATTAATGTTAATACGTTGCGTCAGTCACTCGCAATTCAGCGTTTTCAGGAGGCTCGTGCTCGTTATGGATCAAGATACCCGGAATATTTGCTTGCTCTTGGCGTCCGATCTTCTGATGCTCGCCTCAACCGGCCCGAATATCTCGGAGGGGGAGTGCAGACCATTCAGTTCTCAGAAGTCGTTCAAAGCGCTGCGGATGGCGCTAACCCGGTTTCTACGCTCCGAGGACATGGAATTACCGCTATGCGATCCAATCGAATTAGAAGATTTTTCGAGGAGCATGGCTACGTTATTACCCTCATGTCCGTATTGCCAAAAACTATTTACACGAACGGACTTGATCGCACTTGGAATCGGCGCACAAAATATGACTTCTGGCAGCGTGAATTAGAAAACTTGGGGCAACAGGGTATTCTGAATAAGGAAATTCGTGCTAATCATGCCACGCCTGATGGTGTGTTCGGTTATCAGGACAGGTACGACGAATATCGGCGGTCTTGGTCTAAAGTTACTGGTGAGTTTTCGCAGTCGTCGCTTAATTATTGGCACTTTGCCCGTGATTTTGCGTCTGATCCTACGCTTAATTCAACGTTTGTGAGTGCTGTTCCGCCTGAACGTCCGTTTGCCGCGCCGTCTGCCGATGTGTTGTATGTTCAGGCGTTTAATTCTGTTAAGGCGCGGCGGTTGGTTTCGTTCAAAGCTAATCCCAAGACATTCTGAGGTGTAACATGGATAAAGACTTGTTGAAAGTCCGCATTGATGCGGACAAAGCTGGTGAAGTGAATATTAAGGATATGGAGAAGGCCGGGTGGTCGGCTGATCCGGGTACGGGTAAGGCGGTGATGTTGCCGGATGAGAATGGCAATCCGGCCTATGAGGTGCTTAATCCTATGCCTTTTGCCCCGCCGATTGGGTGGGAACCTACGCCGCCTATTGAGGAATTGATTAGGCAGCGTGTTCGTGAGGAAGTTGATCGTCTTAAAGATGAGGATGTAGTGGACGATCTTGCGGATATGGAGGATTTTGACATTGATGATGAATTGCCGCCTCTAGAGACTATATATGAGATTATTGCAATGGAGCCAGAAGCTCCGCGCATACCTCCTGATGCTCCAGAGGTTGACATAAAGGCCAGGGCGAAGGCAGACCTGGAGTATGAGGAAGCGCTTGCCCAGGAGCGCATTTTAAGGCGACGTCACCGGGAGGCTGCCATTAAGAAGCAGCAAGAGGAGCACCGGCTCCTTTACGGTGACGATCCGCCGGCGGCCGACGGTGCCCCGTCGGCCTAACTGGAAGGGGCCCCTCGCGGGGCCCCTTCTTTTATTTCTTTAGGGTTGCTATGTAGTTGGTTATTTCGTCTAATTCCTGTTGGTACGCATTTTTGAGTAGTGCCGTTGGTGCATTGTTTACTGCCCGTTCAAGGCTCTTGACTTGAGGCTTTAGCCATTGTTTCAGTTTTTCGTTTGACATGGTTCTGTCCCTTTGTTGCAGCGCGGTTGCCCGTGCCAACGCTAGTTCTACTGCTGCAACTGTTTTTTTTCAAGAGCCAGTTACGGGTAATTCACCAACGTGGTGTTTGCCCTGCATGCTCGTCGCTGCGGAGCAGCGTGGGGCCTTGACGTCCAGAACGATCCCTTGTTATCGTTCTGTGCTAGGTGACAGGAGAGATCATGGCCAAGCGTCGTCGTCGCGGTGAAAAGATGGGCGGTTCAGCCTTATTGAGAAGCGCACCGGCGTTTGACCTGATGTTACCTCGCCGGATCGTGACTGGGAAAC